AACACTCGTTGTCATCAATGCGGCTTCTGCTTCAGCGAACACACTATTCTTCCCAATCACTGCATTCTCGAATGGTCAGCCATATCTACAGAATCAGCAAACAATCTACAGCGCCATTGGTGACAATATTGCATCTAGATCGTTTGACACAAATGGCAACTTCTTGGTTGATCCATTTACATTTGCTTCAACTGTAACTGCACTAGACAGTTCAACGAACTCAACTTCACAATCACAGACATTCAATCTTGTTGTTGATCCAGGCGAAGCATACATTTCTGGTTATAAAGTCCAGACGTATTCAAGCTTCTTTCTACAAGCCAACCAAGGCACAAATACTGTAACATCGAACGCACTATTCACCACATTGAACTATGGCAACTACATCAATATTCAACAGATTGGTGGTATGTTTGCATTCAATACTGGTGACTACGTAACACTATACGATACTGCAAAGACATTCCTTTCAAACAATGCTGCTTATTCATCAGGTAATACAACACCAGTTGGTAACGCAATCGGTACAGCGCGTATTCGTTCGCTAGTGCCACAGTCTGGAACACCAGGCAGCCCAAGCTATGTTGCTTCGCTATATCTTTATGATATCGATCTATATCCTGGCAAGAACTTTCTAAACGCACAATCTGTTTATTATAACAATGGTATCAACCAGGGTATTGCTGATATTGTTCTCGTAAGCAATCCAACAATAAGTTCAACGAACGTTGCGATTCTTTCATCAGCCACCAACTCGACAATGCTATTCCCAGTTGGCGCAAATAACGTTTTAAGCACTGCGAACCACTCGTTCAACTATCAAGGCTTGTTCTCAACAGGAACATCTAACGTTGCTGTTAACGCTGCTTCGGGTGTTATCACGCTTCAGCTTGGTGCTGGAGAAATCTTCCCATACGGTAATGGTGCAACACTATCAAACAATCAGATGCTAGAACTAAGTCTAGTGTTCACTGGTTCGAATGCACAGGCAAATGCTAACGTAAGTTCATTGACTTTGATTACCAGCACATCTAACACAATCGTTACGGTAAATGCTGGATCTACATCATCACTTTATGCTGGCGAATATCTCAAAATCTACTCAAATACTGGTGGAGAAATCAAGAGAGTTGCAACCGCTAATGCTAGTGGTGGTGCAATCACTGTTGATACATTCCCAGCAAATGCAAACACTTCTGCAAACGTTGTGGTGTTCTATCCAAAGAACGTACCAGTGGCTTTGCCTACTGGTTCAGTCACAGTATCAGCGAATGGTTCAAAACTCTCCATCAACCTTGGAGCAGCGATTAACACCACATCATCAAACGTATCTATTGTTACACCAGTATATGCCACTGGCCAGTCAGTCACACAAAAGACACCAAATCGCGATACCACTGTAGCAATCAACGTTGCAAATGCTGTCAACTCAAATACTGGTCCATGGGCACTAGGCTTCCCAGACATCTTCCGTATGAAGAAAGTCTATAAAGCACCTGCTTCAAGTGTTATTTCTGGTAGCACAGTTGTTACAGCAAACGTAGCAAACTCTGCATCTATTCCTTCAACTTGGATTGATGTCACAACAAACTTCTATGTTGATCACAAACAAAATCCAGACTTCTATGATATGGGGTATCTACATTTAACTCCAACGTCACAGCTTGCAATCAATACAACAGATGCATTGGTAGTACAGTTTGATCACTTCACCGAAACTGGTGGTGGCTTCTATACACGTAGTTCATATCCAGTAAATGATGCTCAACCATATGCAAACATTACAGCAACTTCAAGTGGTTATATCAACACTCTTGAAATCTCTGAGATGTATGACAGTCAGGGCAACTACTACGATCTAATCGATTATGTTGACTTCCGTCCAAGTATTGCAAATACTGCTAGTATTACAGTAGCTAATACTGCCAAGTCAACAATCAATCCTATCGACTACGGTGCATTGACTACACAGATTCTAACTGGTACATTGACAAGCGGCAACGTAACAGTCAATGCTATCTCAAATACATCTGTAATCACCGTCGGTACTTCAGTATTCGCAACCAACTTTGGCATTCCAGTTGATGCAACTGTTGTGTCTATTGTCAACTCTACTGCGATTAATATTTCTTCAGCCGCTACCTCAAGTGGTTCAGCAAATCTAATCTTCAGTGGTGAAGTTGTCAAGTTCGGTACAGAACCACTTAGCACTTCGTATCAGTTCCCAACACCAGGTACCGCACACTCTGCAAACCTTGTGAACTATCAGGGGCGCGTTGATCGTCTGGTAGTTGATACAAATGCAAATATCGTTTCTATTCCTGGCACACCTGGTTCAACTAAGTTGGTACCACCTGCTGAACCAGCGAATACGATGACAATCAATCTGGTATTCGTTCCACCATATCCTTCTGTACCACAGAAGCTAGATCAGAACTATACAAATATTATTGATAAGCATGTTGCTAACGAAATCTATTCATTTGCTCGTGTTGCAAATCACACGATTTCTGTGCCAACATCTTCTACAACAAATACACAAATCAGTCAGCCACTTGTTTATACTATGTCTGATATCAATAGCCTTGCGAATCGTATTGCTGCACTAGAACAGCAAGCAAGTCTATCTGCACTAGAACAGAGCGTAAGCGGTCTAGCGATTCCATCATCAATCAATGGTGCTATCAATCGCTTCAAGTATGGCTTCTTCGCTGATACTTTTCAGAGCAACAACTACACCGATGTGAACAATCCACAGAACACAACAATGATTGTTAACAACGAAGTAGTTGCAACTGTATCTTCTTACAATGTAGGCTTTAACTTTGATACTGCCGATGACACACAATCCGGTGTTACTGGTTCACTATTGACGCTTCCGTATAGTTCTGTGCCACTATTTCAACAGTTGGTTGCAACTAACTCTACTGCATATGTTCCACCACCAGTGACATATACAGGTACAATGTCAGTATCACCAGCAACATTTACCATTCTAACAAACGTACAATCAACACTAGGCACGACATATTCTTCACTAGGATATCCATCAACTGGTTGGTACTTGTGTAGTGCAAGTGGTATGGATCTAGGTGGCTGGAGTTCATTCTTGCGTTCATATGCAATCTGGATCGGTTCTGGTTATGATATTATAACAAATGTTTTTCAAACTGTTGTGAACTTCCCGACAACTGGTACATATTCATTCCAGTTTGCGGCAGATGATACGGGCAGCGTTACACTCGACTCAACTGTTCTGATATCAGGCGTTTCGTATAACACTATACAAACCGCATCACATTCAGTTTCCGCTGGTCAGCATACTATCATTATGTCAATCACAAATACTATTCCAGTTGCTGCTGGTGGTGCATTGGTAATATATAATCCAAACGGCACAATCTTGTGGTCATCAGCACAAGCAGTAGGAACATAATAATGGCAGGTTCTATTTACTCAGTAACTAATGGTGTTGTAGGATTACCAAACGGGTACACAAACTTGGCTGTACCTCAAGGTTCTATTATAACTCCACCAACTATTGGTCCAGATACACCACTCACAACACCACTCGGTGTAACTGTTGCTGTAGAACAACTTGCTCGTGCCAGCAACTATACCGCATCAAATCAAGCATTCAATCTTTCTGCTACTGGATTGAAGCCAAACACTATTCATACATTCACATTCAACGGAACAAACGTTTCTTCTATGTGTCAGCCGACAGGTGGTGTTCTTGGTGGTCAGTTAATCACAGATGCTAATGGTGCAATCTCTTTCACTTATTTCTACAACTCAGGCATTTCAACTGGGACTAACGTGACCGCCACACAATCATTGATAAATAATCTGATTGGTAATAAGATAGGGCTGTTGAGTAGCGCAGATGGCACGTCAACTGCTCAGGTGACAATCACTATCGCACAACCAACACCACAATCACTGCCATTGAGAAGAGATCCGAATCTGGGTCCACACGGAACGTTTTTTTAATCTGATAGGGCTATAATGTATATCAACTCGCAAACATTTTATTTGGATCCAAACTCAGTCAATCAGAGTGCTACGGTATTTCTGACAAGCGTTGATTTGTATTTTCAGGCAAAACCTAGTGCTACAAACAATGCATCTGGGATTAATAATCCAACAGTAACGATCAGCGTTTCGCCTACAGATTCTAATGGTGCTCCACTATTCAACTCTGTTCTCAGTGGTTCGGTTGCAAATCTTCCATATGCATCTATTAACGTAGATGCAACATCAGCAACTAAAACAACTTTTACATTTCCTGCTCCACTCCAGTTAAATACTGGAAAAACATATGCTATCAACGTTCAAGCAGATGACCCTGCATATATTCTTTGGACTGCACAAATAGGCAATGATATTGTAGGCGCTGCACAGAACACAGGGTTTACTGGCTTCGCTGGCGGTACACCAGGGCAACTATTTGATTACGGCAATAGTGGCAACATTACTCCTGTCAATAATGCACAGTTGAAGTATGGTGTTAGTGTTGCACAGTTTAGTTCAAATAACGCGACATATCAACTTGTCAATGGTGATTATGAGTTTTTTGTTATCACAAATCAAACAGGTTCATTCTTGGGTGGCGAAAGAGTTTTTCCTCTAGTCGCAAATCTTACTGGTACAGTTGCATTCAGTTCAGGTAGCAATACTGTAATCGGAACAGGAACATCATTCCAAAGCACATTCGCGACTAATACTCAGCTTATCGTGTATACAAGCGCGAACACTTATCTAGTCCGTAATGTTGTTGCGATTGCCAATAATACAACAATGACTGTCGATCAGGCTTTTCCAAGCACAAACACTTCAGCAAGTTTCTTTACTGCTCCTATTGGTGTGTCTTATTATAACAACCAATCAGCTAACGTTTTGTATCTGTCCAACTCGACGGCATCAAACTCAAACTACCTCTTTAACAGAGGAACATACTTTACTGCTACTTTGACAAATGGCAATAATCAATATACTGGATTGTCATCAACGACAAATCTATTTGTTGGTCAGCCAATCACTGCAAACGTTGCTGGTATTACTACGGGAACAACAATCTCGGCTATCATCAATACTTCAGCGATCAATGTCTCAACTTCATTTACAGGCACAACTGGTACTGCTCAGGTATATTCATTGACGCCTGTTGTTGGTGAGTTCACGGGATCTACTGCATACATTTCATCTATTGTTAACTTTCCTGTTGGATCGTTTCAGCCAGAAATCGTTATCAATACTCCACAAAGCGCAACATATGCATTAAGTTCTCAGTTTGCATATTCAAGTTCGAACACATATGCACTAACTCCAGTGCAAGCAGCCGTAAACTACGCAAACAATACAGTTTCTGGTTATAACGCTGTTGTGGCATCAAGATCACATGAAGTTGTGGCAGCTACTAACACGCTCTACGGCGTGAGAAATAAATCTGGTGTATTGAACATCACTCTCGCTCAAAACACTAGCGGTTCTATCTATAGCAGCCCTGTTGTTACCTCAGAGGGTCTAGACGTTTATTCTAGCGCGGTGACAATCAACAATACACTAGTTGGTGAAACTGCTCCTGCTTCTGGCTTAGCCGCGTCTAGACACATCACAACCAAGATCAACTTTGATTCGACTTATCCTGCACAGGATCTTGTTGTACAAACGATTTCTTATATTCCCGCTGGCACATATGTTCAGCCTTATGCAAAGATTTACAACTCACACGATTCAGATGGATTTAATGCAAAAGAATGGACGCTTCTGTATCCAGCAAACGCATCATCTAATGCTGTCAGTTCACCAGTAACCAACAACTATATTGCTCAGAGTTGGGGTCTTCCTGCATTTCCACCAAGCGCATACACAGCAAATGGTTCTGTGACTGTTGGTGTTGCATTCTCAGCTACAGCAAACGCGGTAGTGACTGGCGCTAATACTAACTTTGGTACTGAAATCCCAGTCAATAGTGTTGTCAAGATTTGGAATCCACTTATTCCATCAAACTATGTTATTGCTGCCGTAACTTCTGTTACCAGTAATACTGTGCTAACACTTGACACCGCAGTATCAAACACAAGTATTCTCGGTCAACCTGGTTATTATATTGATCTGATCAATGATCCATCACAGACATTTAATAATCCACAAAATCAGAATATTGCAAGATATTACAATACTTCGTTAACACCTGTTGATGGCTATGATACTCTACAAGTCAAGCTTGTATTGGTTTCAAATAACACTTCGGTAACACCTCGTGTTGCAAGTCTAACTGCTATCGGTACAAGTTCATAATGCAAACTCTTATTCAGACCAATGTGCCTGGACTATGCAGAGATTCACGAACGGGTGCTATCATAAATAAAAACATTGGCGAGTTAAATCAGCATTTGACAGAACGCAATCGTTTACTTGAAAATGAAAAAACAAATAAGCGTATCGATGATCTTTCAAATGATGTTAATGAAATAAAAAATCTTCTCAAACTTTTGGTAGCAAATAAAGATGTCAATAGCAACAGCTAACGTTAGTACCACAACAGGCACATTCTATAACTGGATTCAGACAACGAATCAGTTGTGCGCGAACTTGTCACTTAGTATTTTAACGGCAAACTCAACTCTTGGTGTCACCTCAGGTAATGCTTATGTGAATGGACAGTTTTCAGCCAGCACTTTGATTGCACTTGGTAGCATTCAAGGCGGAAACAATACTGTATCAAACACACTTATTGTCACAAGCAATGTCACAATGAACACTGCCACATATGTTGCTGGTCAAACAGTATTAACGACAGGCACAGCAAATCAGATTGTTGACAAGTTTCCACTTACTTCTTTTCGTAGCGCAAAGTATCTACTTCAGATTGATACGGGTATTGGACACCAATGCACCGAAATCATGGTTTTACAGGATGGTGGAGCAAATGTTTTTATTACAGAATACGCAACGTTACAAACTAATGGCGTTATGGGCACTTTCTCAGCCAATATCTCTTCTGGTTATGTCAATCTTCTAGTATCGCCAACACAGACTACGGGTAATGTCAACTTTGAAAGAACTTCACTGTCTATCTAATATAAATAAAAGAAAAGATAGGAAAGTGTTATGGTTGTTGCGTATACATATCTGATAGGTTGGAAAGAACTTGATGTCTGGTATTATGGTGTAAGATATGCTAGAGGTTGCAACGTTGGCGAATTGTGGAAAACATATTTCACATCATCAAAACACGTATCATCATTTTGTCAAGAAAATGGTGCACCAAATGTGATACAAATAAGAAAAACATTCGATGATATTGATTCTGCTCGAAAATGGGAAAATAAAGTATTGAAAAGAATGAATGTTGTCAATCGCGCCAACTTTCTAAATAAAACAGACAACATATCAATTGATCCATCGAGTAGTCGTCATTTCGGAGATGATAATTGGATGAGAAATCAAAATTGGAATGTTGACGCCGGCGGCAGAAAGCATCCTCGTTTAGACAAATTACATACATCCGAATCTAAAAAAAGAATAAGCGAATCTCTAAAAGGAAGTAATAATCCTAATTTTGGCAAAAATCAATCAGAAGAGCATAAACATAAAAGATCAATTTCTATGATTGGCAAAAATCTGGGTAAAACTAGAACAGAAGAACAAAAATTGAAATTGAAAAATAGAAAATCTGCATATAGTATGGGTTACGTTCGTCCTAAAGAAGAATGTGTATATTGTCACGTAATGGTGGATGCGCCAAATATGACTAGATGGCACGGTGACAAATGCAAACACAACTATAATAAAATATCGGTAAAAGGATAAAATATGGCGGCCCATGCAGACATCATTTTAGATCAAGGCACAACGTTCAATACAACATTGAACTTGACTGGCGATAGTGGTCAACCATTAGACTTGACTGGCTACACTGCCCAGGCACAAGTTCGCAAGTGGTATACGTCTTCCAACTCTGTATCATTTAATGTTTCGATACCTCAACCAACAAATGGAATCATTGAGTTATCACTAGACGCAAACACAACTGCGGCTTTGTGGTATGGTAGGTATGTCTATGACGTAATCACCATCGACACAAGCAATAACATTGTCCGAGTTGTTGAAGGCATCTTGACAGTTACACCTGAAGTCACTCATCTTTCTGGAGTGACATATGGCGATTAATGTAAGAATTAGCCCTACGGGCAATTCGAATATTAAAATCGGAACAAATACATTTGCACCAAAATCGGTTAAGGTTGGTGCAGAACATGAAAACATTGAAGCAGAAGTATCTGCTCCAGTAACTAATCCTATTCGATTTTCAACAAACGCGACACCTATTGTAATAAGAAATGATGCATTGATTGCCGCAAATGAGTTACGTGGTCTATTAGACGTTGAACTACTTGACGAGTCTGATGGTAATACTCTCGTATATAATGCTGAAGAAGAAAAGTTTATTCTGGAATCTCCAAATAACTTAAACATAACTAGCATCGATGGCGGGAACTTCTAATGTCAAATACAATCGTTCAAATCAGACGTAGTAACACATCAGCTACACCAACTACTACGTTGAATGGCGGTGAACTTGCTTATTCGTATTCATCAAACGGATTCTTCATCGGCGCTCAGACTGGCGTTGGTACAACTGCTTTGCTCATTGGTGGTACCAAATACGGATATGTCAATAACGTAGTTACGCCTGGTACTCTTGCCGCTAATGCTACGGTAGTCGTTGACGCCAACTCATTCATTTCAAATACACTGACTTCAGGGTTGATGATCACAACATCAGCTTTGACTCCATCAAACGTTCTAATCACTTCTATTTCTAACTCAACATCATCATCAATACTTGGTGCAAATGCATCTGGTGGCGGTTCTGGTTCAGAACTTGTAACATCACAAGCTATTATCACATATGTCTCTGGTAAGATCGCTTCTGGTGGTGCTAACACTAGCTTTGCATATACATGGACAAATAATCAGACGTTCTCTGGAAACAGCATCACATTCTCTGGTGGTAATAGTTCTGTAACTGCGATTGCGGCCAACACAATCCAAGCAAACTCACTCAGCACAAATGGTGCGACTTTTGTTGCAAATACAACTCAGGTAACTATTTCTGGTATTCCATTAAATGCTAACGGCTCAACTGGTACTGCTGGTTATGTTCTAACAACAAATGGTGCCACAGGCGCTCCTTACTGGGCTGCTGCTTCTGCTGGTCTAACTGGTGCCCAGATCGCTGCAAACAACTGGAACTGGTCAAATACTCAGACATTCCAGAACACTATTACTTTTAGTTCTAACGTTTCTATTGGTGTATATGCCAACGTTGGTAACGTACAGATCAACACAACATCGATTTCTGTTGCTGGTAATACATCAACTGCACCATCTTTTACAATCACAACAAACAGTACAACTTCTGTTTCTTACGGTAATAACACAATCTCTGGTGCGCCACAGTTTACCATTCAGAACTCGTCATCTGTTGCAAACTTAACATCAGCAAGTCTTGCAATCGGCAACAGTTCAATCACATCAAGTGCTAATATTGTTGTACAATCAAACACTGGTTCTACTTTTGTTCAGGTAATCAGTGGTACGGGTGGTGCATCTATTGCTAACCTATCATCGACAACATTGGCAATAGGCTCAACTGTTGTTCAGGGTTCATCAGTCAATACTGCTACAGTAAATGCTGGTACGATCTATGCAACTACTGGTTTCTCTGGTCCATACATCAACGTATCTGGTCAGGTGAATGCTGCTACGATCTATGCAACAACATCAGCTAATATCGCATCAGCCGTACAGCTTAATGCAACAGGCGTTTGGACCACTGGCACAGTAAATGCGACTACAATACAGACTGGTGCCACATTTACTGCTAACTCTACACTAGTTAATGCTACTGCCGTTAATATTACTGGTCAAACAAATACCGCAACACTTTTTGTCACTACATCAGCCAATATCGCATCATCTAACGTAATCGCAAATACCTCTGGTGTGTTTGTCGCAAATGCTACAGGTGTTGTTAACGCATTTGCACTTAAAGCTGGTTCATACGGCACATCAAGTGGTGGATCTCTCGCCAATACTTCTGTATTAGCTACTGGCAACAGTTATATGAATGTTGTTATTGGCTTTAATGCTGGTGATTCATCTATCGCAGAGTTTGCTGGTAATCAAAACAACTATGTCGAAATGGTTATGTGGAATGCCAACACAGGCACACAGTCATCGACAGACTTTATTGTCTTTGATAGTAATGGACCTTCTGGCAATAACTTCGCTGACTTTGGTATGGTCGGTGTCAACTGGTCGAACTCTTCTTGGACGATCAGCCAGCCATCAGATGCTTATCTATATTCTGCTAATACAAACTTGTCGATCGGTGTTGCATCTCTAGGTGGTGGCACAAACTACGTTAACTTCTTTACTGGTGGTCAGTTGGCTTCCAATGAAAGAATGCGTATCACAAACAGCGGCAACGTTGGTATTGGCAATACTGCACCTAATGCTACACTTGCCGTCACTGGTACCGCAAACATCTCTGGTGCCGTTAACTTTGGATCATCACTTACTGTTGGTTCATATCTAAACGTCACAAATCAAATCAATACAGCAACACTATACGTTACGACATCAGCTAATATAGCATCATCTAACGTTATTGCTAATACTTCTGGTGTGTTCGTTGCCAACACTTCTGGTGTTGTCCAAGCTAACTTACACTCTTCGGTTGGTTCTGCTGTTACTCCAACGACAAACGTATCTACTGCTGGCTATGTTTCTGGTAACTCAACAGTCACAGGTCCAACAAACATTGCGATTGCTAACACTCTTGGCAATACAACAATCAATACAACATCAGTTGCAACATCATACGGTTTCAACGTTAATAGTTCAGTTCTTCAGTTTACTGGTGGTAACGTTTCAGCAACATCAGCAAATCTTAGCGTACAGAATGCCATCATTTCTGGCAACTTATATGTCCAAGGCACACTTGCTTCGATCAATACAACCAATCTAAATATTAATGATAATATCATTGGTCTTGCTGATGAAAATAGCCCTAACTATGTTTCACCATCGGGATCAGCGTATAATACCACATCCGACGTAATAGACACTGGATTCATTTCAAGTGCGCCTATTCAGTCTGCAACCAACATTACAGCGAATACAACATTAAACTCTGCTAACGTACAGATGACAACAACTGCTGGCTTCTATGTCGGTGAGTTGATCACTGGTACAAACATTCCTGCGAACACATTTGTCACTGTGGTCAACTCGACCAACTTGATTATGTCTCAGGTTGCTTCTGGTACAAGTTCTGTTGGTACTGCGAATGCTTATTATACAGCATTCTATGGCTTGGCTCGTGTTGCATCTTCAAATAGCTTCTCACTATTTGTTTCGAACAATCAGATTGCTAATCCATCATATCCAGCGAACACAACGCCATTTGGTGCGACGATTGGTGCTACTCAGTCACCAATGCCATTGTCATTCCTTGGTGTCACATCAACTCAGTCTGGTGTTACGATCACAGCGAATTCGACTGTCAATGTCAACATCACTGCTAACACACTATCGCTTGCCACTGCTCTTGGAGCAGGTTCTGGTGGTACTGGTCTACTGACACTAACTTCTGCTGCTGTTCTCTATGGTAACGGCTCTGGACCAGTTGGCCTAGCATCTGCTGGTGCTAACGGCACTGTTCTACAGATTCTAAATAATATCCCAGCATTCGGAGGTATCGACGGCGGGACATTCTAATAAGGATATATTATGACTGAAGAGTTTATCACTGTTTATATTGAAAAGATGAAAGCAACATTAATCGACTTGCAAACGAGAGTCTTGTTTCTAGAGACGGACTCTCATTTCAAAACAAAGGCGATTGAAGAACTAAATATTGAGAACGAAAAGCTTCGGATTGCTTTAGATAAAGCAGGAAAGAAGTCAGTAGCAAAGAAGACTGAAGAAGATTTTTAATACTGGTACATACCAGTTGACTTAGAGGTGCCATATGGCCAATACTGTGTTGCAAGTCTTCCGCACATCTGTTGCTGGTAGACAACCTAATACTACGGTTTCAACCAACAGTCAGTATATCAATGCTGGCGGTCTTGCGTTGAATATGCCAGATCAGATTCTCTATACGAGCAATGGCTCTACATTAATCGTGGTCGGCGCAAATGCTCCATCATATAGCGTATCTGGTGGTAACGTATCGATCAACTCAGCCGGTGTCTTTGTATCCAATACAACTGGTGTAGTAAACGCTGCTGTACACTCTGTCGGTACTTCATTTATTGCCAACTCAACAGGTATAACCACAACAGGTTATGTAAATGTTGCTGCTGGTCAAGTAGTATCTTGGAATAATGATTCGGGTATTTCTCGTTCTGCCGCCGCATCATTGTCTCTAGGCAATGGTACACAAAACGATTCATCTGGTACATTAAATCTTACAAAGTTATACGCGACAGGCTCTATCAACGTTAGCACAACATTTACTGCTAACTCTACATTGGTAAATACTACTGCAATCAACATTACTGGTCAAACAAACACAGCAACGTTATTTGTAACGACATCAGCTAACCTAGCATCATCTAACGTAATCGCAAATACATCTGGTGTATTCGTAGCAAATACAACTGGTGTAGTGAATGCTGCTATATACACCGCAACAGCAAACGTTACTGTAGGAAATGCAACACAGAACGTGGTTATCACTAACGCAGCGACCACGTTCTCTAACTCTATTATCACAGGGTTCCTTGCAAACGTAAACTTACAATCAGTAACAGCATATACTCTTGCAAATACGGATTCTGGTAAAATACTTGAAATAAACAATACTGCTGCTGCAACCGTAACACTTCCAAATAGTGCGCCCGCTGGGTTTACTTGCACAATCGTTCAAGTAAATACAGGCAACGTTACATTTGCTAACGCTGCTGGTACAACATTCTTTCATAGATCAACTGGTGCAAATACTGGTGGACAATGGGCATTAGCAACAGTGTACGTAAGATCAAATGCTGGTGCCGCGGCTGTTTGGGTACTCGGTGGAGATACTGCATAGTGTTTATTATGCCATCTATGATTGGGCTTGAAAAGAGAAGAACCTCTACAACCGTACACAAGTACACCACGTCAGGCACAGGAACTGAAACAATACCCACAAACACATCACAGGTTATTATTGAAGTGTGGGGCGCTGGCGGTGGTGGTGGGCATGGTTCTAGTTTATGTATCACTACTGCTGGTGGTGGTGGCGGATCTGGTGGCTATTCGAAAAAAACGTTTGCACTAACTTCGACCAGCTGGGGCAAAACTTTCACATATTCAGTCGGCGCAGGTGGCGCAGGTGGATCTGGAACAGCAAGCCCTGGTAGTATTGGTGGATCATCTAATACAGCACAGGGCACATTTACAACATCATTTTCGCTATTGACAACTGGAGGTTCGGGAGGCATTCAAGGAAGTAGTACCGGTAATCAGGGTGCGGGCGGTACAGCTTCTGGTGGTGATACAAACACATCAGGTAATGGTAGTGGCGGACAGACTTTAACGGGCGCTGCTGCACCAAATGGCACAACACCAGGTGGCTCTGCGCAAACTACTAGTGGGGGCGCTGGTAATCCACCAGGTGGTGGTGGTGCTGGTGGGAACTTTGGTGGTTCATCTGGTAGCCCTGGCGGTGCTGGTGCCAATGGTCAAGTTCAGTTTACTTATTCATAATGTTTGTTTGTTATAAATAAGTAGAATATCAATCGGGGAGAGGGAACCGAAATGTCATCTACTAACTCAACATTCATCGCAAAGAATGGTATCATCGCTAATGGCAGTCTAATCTATGCTGTGGGTGGTACGACTAACGTAGGTATCAATAACACTTCTCCCGATGCTGCTCTTACTGTTACTGGTACAGCAAACGTTCAAGGCAACGTTGTAATCACTGGTACAGTGAATGCTGGTGCAAACGTAAACGTCACTGGTTCTCTTACCTCTACAATCAATGTCAACACTGTTACAGTCTATGCCACAAATGCTAGTGTTGTTGCTGCTGGTAATGTTGTTATCAACTCTTCTGGCGTATCTGTTGCAAATGCTACTGGATCTCTTCTTGTTTCAACTATTGGAACAACTCAAGGTTTCTCTGCAAACGCAACACTAGTTACTTTAGGTAACAGTACCGTAAACACACAGATCAATACAACACACTTCTTTACAGGTAACTCCACAGCATATGGCTTTGGCAACTCTACATATGACGCTTTAGTTACTGCGGCTGGTGGGGTAAACACCAGTGTATATCTAATCAACTCATCTTCTGCCAATGTTGGTAATAGCACAGTTTATGGATATGGCAACTCAGTTGTAGAAGCACTTTATAATCTAACAACAAACACAAGTGGTGTTCTAACCGCATCAAACGTTGTTATTGGCAACTCAACTGCCAACTCAGTAATCAACTCAACAGCGGTGGTCACATCGATTGTTAATGCAACGGCAAACGTTTCTACCACAACAGTCTATGCGTCAAATGCTAGTGTTGTTGCTGCTGGTAATGTTGTAATCAACTCTTCTGGTGTAGCTGTTGCAAATGCTACAGGCGCATTGCTTATTGGCACAATCGGTACTACAAATGGTTTCTCAGCAAATACAACATCAGTTGTTCTTGGCAATACATCTGTCGTTACTACTCTTACTCCAGGGACAATCACAGTAACTGGTCTCGCCAACGTAGGCAACGTCAATACAACAACTGTAAATGCCACAACGTTGAATGCAACAACAGTCAATGCTAACTTGGTTGGTACCACAGTCACAGCGAATGTTATTGCGACAACAGTTTCGGCAACAACAGTTACAGCTAACGTTGCTGCTATAGTAGTCAATACTGCTCAGGTAAATGCTACTGCTAATGTCACAGTCGGTGGTCTATTGAACGTCACAGGCAACTCTACCTTTTCTGCTAATGTTACAGTATCAGGCAATCTATACGTTACTGGTGCAGTTACTTACTCAAACACAGTCGTTGCTAATGGTAGTTTCATTCCTGGAGCAAACGTCACATACACACTCGGTAATACTGGTTATGTTTGGTCAAATATTTACGTCACAAACGTAATAGCAACAACTGTCTCTGGCAATCTAAATGCTGGCTTTGTTAATGCGTCGTCAAATGTTTATGTTGGAACAGCAGCGAATAGTGTTGCTGTAAACACAAACACAATCGTTATCGGCAACGCATCTGTCAATGCTACGATCAACTCAACAACATTTACTGGCACATCAAATAGCGCAAACTTTGTAGGTTCTGTATCAGCCGCTAATGTTGTATCTAACGCACAACTATCAGCAAATCTAGGAAACTATCAGACAACTGCTGGTCTATCTACAAACGTAGCAACACTTACTGCAAATAACTCAACCAACTTCAATGGTCAGCCAGCTAGTTATTATACCAATGCATCAAACATGTCATCTGGTACTTTGCCATATGCACAGCTTCCAACAAACATCGTAAACACAACAGCCGCTTTCACGATTGCAGGCAATACAACATTCACAGGCAATACTATTGCAAATGGTTTTGTATTCAGCACAACCTCGATTGTTCTAGCAAACGGTGCATTGTCTGGTGCTTCTGGCAAAGTTCTAATGTCGAACTCGATCAGTGGTGTTTATTGGGGTACAGTGA